CCAATACTTTGTGAAAATAATAAACCACGTTTATTGTATCATTTTAAAAATAGAGGATACAGAGGTTACTCAATGAATAGACCTGACAAGATTTATAATAAATTATCAAGAACTGAAAAAGAATTAGGAGGAATACCTAACTCTTCAGAAGACGTAAAGCAATCTCACGCTTCCGCTATTGAATCGTACATAGAAAAATATGTAGGATTAGATATGGGTGGCACATATAGAGATAGTGATGAAATGGGAACAATGCCTTTTGCAAGAACATTAGAGGATTGGGCTAGGTTTGATATTAATAATCGAACTAAATTTGATGCCTCTATTAGCTCCGGTTTAGCAATTATGGCTAATCAAAAACACCAATATACTCCGGAACAAAAACAGTCAAAAATAAGTATTACCTTTGCTAGATACAACAACAAGGGGTCTATAAGTGAATTGTTAAAATAAATGAAGGAAGTAAAAATTAACATATCTGCAGCCGGTTTTCCAAGTCAATTTGTTTCTGATGCTGAAAAATCAACAGACGAATTTGGGTTACAAATCGGTCAAGCTATTCAATATGAATGGTTCAAAAGAGACGGTAATTCGTGTCGTTATTACAATCAATGGAGAGATTTTAATCGTTTAAGATTATATGCAAGAGGAGAGCAATCAATTGCTAAATATAAAAATGAATTAGCAGTTGATGGTGATTTATCTTATTTAAATTTAGATTGGACTCCGGTTCCTATACTTCCTAAATTTGTAGATATTGTAGTAAACGGAATGTCAGATAGGTTATTCAAAGTGGATGCCTATGCTGAAGATGCAATGTCACAAGATAAGCGTTCAAAGTTTCAGGAAATGATTCAAGGGCAGATG